CGTTTGAGGCCCGTCGTCAGAAGATTTTCGGGGAGTAATCTTTATCACCTCCTCTCCGTGTAGCTTGCGATAGAACCGCTGGACTAGAAGTCTAGCCTTCTGCGTTATCTGATAGCGAGCCCTGTAGTTGCCCTTATTGTATTTAAGGAATGCCATCTGTTCCATGGTCGCCTTCGCCAGGTCCTTCTTGTAGTATATGCGCTCCACCAACCCCTTGTTCTTTAGGGGGCGCAAGACCCTCTCATAGAACTTAGTCTTGTTCTGGTGCAGTGCCTCGGCTATGTGGGCTCTTGTAAAGAACTCGTAGTCGTACATAAAGAGTAGGCATTCAAGCTCATTCTCTGTGACATCGTAGTTACTGGATATGTCTCTCTTTGCAAGCTTGTAGTACTTGAGGTAGTTGTTATTGACGTACCTCTCGTTCAGCATAGAGAACTCTCGGAACTTTCTTCCTTTATGGGTTCTGCTCATTGAAGTATATTTGTAGTGTAAAATTAAGAAGATGGGCAGTACTCTTGCATCAACGCAAATAAGAAACACATACACTGGTCTGTTGAAGACGACAGACAACAGTGCTGTAACAAGTTCGTTAAAGGTCATCACCGACGGCGGTGGGCAAGACACGGCGCTGTCTATCTCTACTACCAAGATTAAGGCCAACGCCTTAGAGCTTGAGACGGTTACAGAGGGCCAGGCTAAGACCAGTATGCTTATGTGGGACAGCACCAGTAAGGCCCTGTTCTTCAGAACGTACAACCCAGGAGGCATCAACACCGTTACCGCTAGTTCGATTACGACTCCCGTAAACGGGGCTCAACTAGCTCTTGATTCTACCATCATCAATTTCGAGCAGGGTTCTAATATTCAGATTACAGGTTCAGGAAACACTGTAACTATTGCATCCACTGTAACTGACAGCGCTCAGACTGTGGCTTTTGCTATGTCGGAATTGAACATCGTCTCTGGCGCAGGAGAGTTCGGTACCCAGATAAGGTTCTCCTTCACAAATTATTTAGGGGGTGTCGCCACCAGTACTATTAGTGGAACCAATGGAGTTGACATCAGTTCAGTATCAAACAACAGTGGAGGCAGAGACTTTACTATTGACGCTGGTAAAAAGACTTGGAATGTAGATTATCCAAATGCAGGAGGTACGAGCTCCGACGGTTCTACAGGGGGCACCTCCAATGACCTTGCTTCTTCAATGGACTTGACAGATGAAGAGTCTGCAGACCTCCTTATTATTGTAGACGTAAGCGCTATTGTCGCGGATACAGGGCTGACCTCGGCGCTAGACAACACAATTACTTTGCCACCTCCATACCCTGGTAGGAAAATTAAAGTCGTATTGCAACCTGTGCCATCTAGTGGCAGCACACCACAGCAGATGAGCGTACCCTTAAGGTTTCAGATTGCCAATGCTAGTACAAAAGACACGACTGTCCGTACTTCGAAATTTTGTGGAAGAAGTCAGTTGATTCAAACCAACGGTACAGCAGAAAGTGCCAACGCTGGCCAGTGGGCTGTGCAATCCCTTGGCGCAGGGTCAGGTTCTGCAAAGAGCTATATTTCCTTCCAAGACTGTACGCATCCCAATTCGAACAACGATAGCTTCAGTGATAGCTCGACCCAGCTAGGCATCGGCATTGGAACTCAGTTTGAACTTGTTGCTGTATCTGCTGATAGGTACGTAGCTGACATCAGAGCTTTTGCTGCCTTTGGACTCAAGTTAGGAATCACAGGTGCTTCAGACGAAGCTTACGAAGCCAAAAACAATATCATGAACAATGGATGATATTCTAAAGAAGACCATGTTTGAGGAGCTCGATGAGTGCTTTGAGCAGATAGAAGCCATTGTCGCCAAGTACAACACTAGCGGCAACGTAGTGTACATGGCTTGTGTCGGAGCTATGGAAGAGGAAGAAGAGGACACGCATGAGTGGCAGCTCAAGTACACGTGGAATGTAAAAGACACTGACGAGTTAGAAGAGGTGGTTCAACTTCAGGTAGAGGCTTTCATGAAGTCTCATGAAGAACCTGACGACCCTCTCGACTTTCTCTTTATGAATTGATATGAATCTAATTAGAAAAATTGTTGTGGGTCCTAATCCCAAGGACGCCATGGCTTACTACGTCGGCATGAGAGCAGGGGAGGGTAAAGTTTCCTTTATCGAAGAAGATGAGGCCGCATTGTTTCGTCACGGGACAAGGAAGTACAAGGTGTACATAGAAGACTCCGAGAATACTTACCTTTGGAAATCAATAGAAAATCAACCAGTAATGGTTGAGTACGACTGTAAATTCAATTAAATGAAACCATTAAACCACTTTGTGGTAAGTGTAGAAAAGCGATTCAAAGACACAGTTAAGGTAGGGGAGCAAGAAATTTTTCTTGACTCTAAGTTCAATGAGTTCGAGCATCGCATCGCTTACGGAGAAATTGTTGGCGCACCAATCAAGCATGATACAGGTGCCAAGGAAGGAGATATTCTGTTCTTCCATCATCATGTAATCATGAACGAAAACCTTTCGTTAGGGGGTGGCAGGTACATCTGTATGTATGGAAAGGGAGAGCATGACATAAAGCAGGCCATCGCTTTTAGAAGCAAGGCCAGCGGCAAACTAACCATGCTTGCTGACTGGATTTTTGTTGAGCCCATCGAAGATGACGGAGAAGATATTGTTTCTGATACAGGCATTGTTCTAGAGACAGCCAAGAAAAGAATCAGAAAAGATGTCGCCCGTGTTATTGAGCCAGACGAAGAGCTTCAAAGAAACGGTGTGAAAGCAGGTGACGTTGTGGCTTTCGACAGAGCTGCTGATTATCAGATTACACTCGACGACGGAAGCGTCGTTTACAGGATGCGTTCAGAAGACATATCCTATGTCGAAGAGTCGTAAGTTCACTACCATATCTGCCTCTTCGAGGTTGATGGATAGCATGGCCATCGCTATCGATAATATGATAGAGGAGATTAAGAAGCCTGTTGACCCTGAGGTAAACGGCAGTGCTCGCAAGGCAGAGCTTCAGTCCATTAAGCAAACAGCGGTGGACTGTAAGGAGCTGATTGTTGAGCGTCAGCGACTGGAGCAACTTGTCAAAGACCTTAAAGAAAATGGTGAGATTGAATCAGATAAAGACTACTCTGGTGGATTCGCAGAAAGGTTTAGTAAGTAATGTCATTAGTCCTTATAGAAGATGAAGAGGCTCTTATCTCAATTTGCCCCAACGGTACGAAGGGAGAGACTGTCGAACTTGCAGGGCTACGCATTCTTCTTCCCGCTCAGCCTCCCGAAAAGGAGATTGTCGGATATGGAGAACCAGACGACATGCAGCTGTGGGGGAGGGGGTCTATGCCAAAGGAGCTGTCTAGGATTAAGTCTATGGATGAGTGGGCAGAGATGCCGAGGGAGTTTAGAGAAAAGTTTCGTCCATATATCGAAGAGGAGTTTCGCCGTAGGCGTGAGGGCTTTTGGTTTTTCAATCAGGGTGTACCTACATATATTACGGGCAGGAACTACATGATGCTTCAGTGGACGAAGATGGATGTCGGATACCCCGACTACCTCTCGTTTCAAAGAGACATCTTCTTGCACATGGCTGCGTGCGAAGCAGACCCGAGGTGTATGGGACAGCTTTACACGAAGTGTAGGCGTAGTGGTTACACAAACATCTGCTCTGCTGTACTCCTCGACGAGGCAACACAGGTAAAGGATAAGCTGTTAGGTATACAGTCTAAGACAGGTAAGGACGCTCAAGAGAACATCTTCATGAAGAAGGTGGTGAACATGTTTCGATACTACCCTTTCTTCTTCAAGCCTATTCAAGACGGAACCACAAATCCCAGGATGGAGCTGGCCTTTCGTGAGCCGTCAAAGCGCATCACCAAAAACAATAAGACCGCTCAAAAGGGAGAGGCTCTTAACACCGTAGTGAACTGGAAGAACACCACCAACAACGCATACGATGGTGAGAAGCTTCACATGATGTACCTCGACGAGGCAGGCAAATGGGAGAAGCCTACGGACATACGAGAGGCTTGGAGGATTCAAAGAACCTGTCTTATCGTAGGTAGAAAGATTATTGGAAAAGCCTTGGTGGGAAGTACCGTCAACCCCATGGATAAGGGAGGCAATCAGTTCAAGCAGCTATGGAATGATTCCGATGCCACAAACAGGAACGCTAACGGAAGAACGGTGTCTGGATTGTATAGAATCTTCATCCCCGCCCACGACGCACTAGAAGGTTTCTTTGACAAGTACGGAAACCCCATCGTTGATATTGAATCTCCAGTGGCAGCCATGGATGGGGAGCTTATGACCTTTGGAGCCAGAAGGTTTCTTAAGAACGAGAGAGATGCTTTGAAGCATGACGCAAGAGAACTCAATGAATTTATCAGGCAGTTTCCCTTCACCACGGACGAGGCATTCAGGGACTCTGTTGAAGGTAGCCTCTTTAACATCGGAAAGATTTATGAGCAAATAGAGCACAATGAAACAATCTTCCCTGACCCCGTGGTCCGAGGCAACTTCACATGGATGGGTGGGGTACAGGATAGCAAGGTGGTATTTCAACCCAGCAGTCAAGGTAGGTGGTATGTTTCGTGGATGCCCTCACCAGAAAATAGAAGCGTCTTTACTGAAGAGCGAGGAAAAAAAGTTCCCCCACACACCAGCGTCGGTGTCGGCGGTGTTGACTCGTATGACATTGATGCTACGGTGGATGTGAGCAGAGGCTCCAAGGGCGCCTGTCACATCTACAACAAGTTCAACATAGACGGTGCGAGCAACATGTTCGTGGCTGAGTATGCCAGCCGCCCACCTCTAGCCAAGATATTTTATGAGGACGTACTCATGGCCGCTGTGTTCTTTGGTTACCCATTGCTTATAGAGAACAACAAGTACGGAATTGTAAGGTACTTTGAGTCAAGGGGTTACGACGGATACGTCATGGATAGGCCTGAGCATTTAAGAAACAACAACTCTTCATCTAACGTCAAGACGAAAGGAATCCCTTCTAACTCTCAAGACGTTATACACGCCCATGCTCAAGCCATCGAGGACTACATTCATAATCATGTTGGATATGATGATGAGGGAAAGATGGGCAGCATGTACTTTAATCGAACCCTTGAGGATTGGGTTGGGTTTAAGATTGACAACAGGACAAAGTTTGACTTGACGATTAGCGCGGGCCTCGCACTACTTGCCGCTCAGAAGGTTAAGGCAAAGAAGAAGTCTTCTAACTTTGAAGACAAAGTATTTTTCAGGAGGTTTAAGGGGGGATAATCGGTCACCTAGAGTATTGCTATATTTGCGAGAGCCCAAATAGCAACTGATGACCACAGGCAATAAAAATTACGGAAAGTTTCCTAGCCCCCTGTCTTCCCCCGAAGAGAAACTCATGAAGGAGTATGGGCTGAAATACGCCAAAGCGATTGAAAGCCAGTGGGGAAGTGTTGACGATGTAAACTCTGTTGTTGGTGGGAGGCAACGGGAATTTGAGCGCAGTAGGGATTATGCCAATGGTACTCAAGACACCGCTGTATACAAGCAAATACTTTCTTCCCTCGACCCGAATAACGCCGACGGAACTCTACTTAATCTGGATTGGTCACCAGTTCCAATCGTGCCGAAGTTTGTTAAGGTTGTTGTCAACAAGGTTCTTTCAAGAAAACCATACCCCTCTGTAGAGGCCGTCGACCCTGTTTCCAAGGGGGAGAAGGATGAGAAGAGAGCTTTGGTTGAGTCTTCTATTGAAAACAAGGCCA